AGCCTTGGGGTTGACCTTCCACCACTTGCCGGACGCAAAGATGTGGTCATTGGCCTCTGGCATCTCAGGCAGATCCTCGACATCCACCGGCACGACACCGCCGGGCTGCTTCCAGAACTTCCACGCATATTGGCCGGTCATCTTCTCCTTCTCGGCCATGCGATGCCACCAGTGATCGTCATCCATGGGGTTGGTATCCATCCAGATCCCGTGCCATGTGGCCCCGCCATCGCGCTTAGTAGGGTATCGGCCAACCCGGTGGGTTAGTCCATCGATCACGGCCTTGGGCAGCTCACGCGCCTCATTCACCCAAGCGCCGGTCAACTCCAAAGACAGCAGCTTTCGGACATCCTTGGGCTGGTCAAGGGCCAAGAAGATGACCTCGCAGTCGATGCCAGCGGCCTCACCACGGGCTGGCAGCCGGATGTGGTGGGTGATGGGCGGTGTCCACAGCATGGGTCCAAAGGTGGCCTCTGGAAACAGATCCAGCCATGTCTTGATGGTGGTGGTTTTCAGCATGGGGTAGCTGTTTCGCACCACAGCCCAGCGGGTGTACCTGATGTTGTCAATCGGACTGGGCTTTTGCTGCACCGCCTTGATGAAGATCTTGCTCGCGCAGCCGTATGACTTGCCCGAGCCCACCGGCCCCATGATCCCTTGCACAAAGTTCTTGCTCTGGATGAAGTCGTAGATGACGGGCGACTCGCTGAAGTCGAGGTTCAGGCCAGCTATCGGCACAGTCTTGTCGGATGTTTCTTTTGTTCGGGCCATCTTCTTGCTCCAGTTGTTCAGCTATTTGTCTCTTGCGCCACATCGTTCTTCTCCTGTGGTGGGACGTTTGCACATTCGGGAAACTGTGTGAATCCTTTGGTGCATAAATACATACAAGCTCTGTCACACAAAACATCAGGCTTCATCCACGCCACAGGCTCTTGGCTTTCCAACCCTGCAATGGCTTGGCGCACTTTGTCTTTAATACCATCTGTATTCATAATCAAATGAGCGTGTTCGCCAGCATTCAACGCCTCAAGCGCCTGTTTCAATACTTCAATCATGCTTGCATCTCCTTCAACTTGTCTATGTAATGCAACGCCTTGCCAGCATCATCGCTGTCTGCTTTTTTACCTTGGCGCATACTGTATTTGATGACGTTGCCTTTCAGATAGCCACGAAACTCCTCTGGTGTCAGAACAGCTTGCATGACTACCCAAGGCTCAACTGCCATGTCTTTGTAGTGTGTGCCGCCTACTTGTTGGTCATCTGCGCTCATGCTTGTTCTCCTACAACGTAATCCTTAAACACCGTCCCTTTACTTGCGTCACCTTTCCAACACTCGTTTACCCATCCACGTTTTCCTGATTTGTAGGTGCGCCAATAACCCCTGACTTGGTGTCTGCGTGGACTTGCGTGTGTGCCGCCTTGATGCTCTTGTTTGGGCTTTGGTGGCTCAATCACGACCGTGTGCCAATCGTATATAGGCAACTTTCCTTCTTTTATTTTTCGGCGATTTGTGAATGTGTCTTTTGCTGTTGGAACATACGCTTCTACCTTGGTGTCCAACGAAGCATAAAACATAGCAACAATTCCAATCATCATTTGCTGGTCTTTTGGGTCTATTGGTTTGTCAACCTCGCCTACCTTTGGCTCACCGTTATGTTCAGCAAACAAAAATGAACCAAGCACCTTGTATCCAGTCGACTTCAATATCCAGCCAGTGACTATGGTTGCGGTAGGTTCTGCAAGCACCGACAACATAAAGTCCCCTTGTTCTACACGACCACAAAGCATCATGTTTTTGTAGGGCGCAGGATGCAACAAATGTTTTTTTGGATTCCAATCAATTTTGTTTTTGAATATATTGGTTACATCAAACCATTGCATCTGTGTTGGGTCAAGGTTGGCAACAGAAACCATTTTCACCATTTCTGTGATTAAAGGTGTCATGCTTGTTCTCCTCTGGCTCTGATGTCTTCGGCACAATGGCGAGGCTCAGTCGCAGGAATATCCTGCAACTCATCACACACCTTTGCACAGGCTTCACGCTCAAACGCAACCATCTTTTCACACATCAATGTCCAAGAAGCATTGGCTCTTGCGTTGGCTTCTTCTGTTGCTTTTTCTTCTACCAGTTTGGCAAAGGCTACAAGTGCCTCAGAGTAAATGCCATCAAGGTGTGGACGCATACCAATCAATCCACATTCTTGCGCCATCTCAATGATTTCATCTTGTGTCATGACTCTCCCCTTGGCGCAACAACATTGATGTCAATCACGCTTGGTTTCTCATTGCCGTCATCAGGGTTGTCAAGCAATCCACTGGCTTTGGCCAGCAACCGCAGCACCCCAACCTTGTCATAGAGCTCTATCTCCAAGGTGCTGACCCCATCCTTGTCAGTCCTCACCTTGATGTTCTTGATCGCGTGCAATGCGTGCTCAGGTATATCGCTAGATCGCTTCACCGTCACATTGCCGTGCTCATCCCAAGTCATGATGTCCGTCAGTTTGGTGTTGGCCATGGACAGCAGCGCATAGGCCACAGCCTCCTTGTTGGCCATGATGGTGCTCGAGCGCTCCAGCCTGCGCTGCACAGACCTCACCCCACCCCAGTTGGTCAAGGGTGGGATCACGGTTGACTGCTTGGGCCTAGTCATCACGGGCTTTCAGCATTGCGTCTGCCATTTGGTAGGCAATCCAAGCAGTATTGGTCAATACTCGGCCATCGTGAACATCTTCCGATTCAAGAATTGCCTGCATAGCCTTTGCCGCAAAGTAATCACGCAAGGTCATGCCCGTACAAGTCATTTCGCCATGTGTCCATGGGAAGGCGGTGGGGATTTGATTCATGTCAGCCCCCATCAGAACGGTATATCGTCATCATTGTCAGGCACAGCAGCCTTGGCCGGGGCAGCATAAGGAGTCTGGTTGTACCCACCGCCACCCTGCACTGCGCACAGCTCACCAATGCTCACGCTGATCCAAGGCTCGCCAGCAGAAGTCTTCTTGCTCCAAGCGCTGATCCAGCGAACCTCACCGTTGGGCAGCATCACCCTGCCTTTCAAGGTCGGGTGGTTGTCAGTCGTCTTCTTGTCGTTCTTGAACAGGCTGCCCTGTCCAGCTCTCATCTCGTATGCCATCTCAAATACTCCTTAAGGTTGATTGTCATTGAATTTTCTGTAGCGCGGTTTTAGGCGCTCTCATGCTCGGTGGCTACCTCGGTATCACCAGAGGTCTGATCGTCGCTGTTTTGCCAGTACTGAGTACCTGCGTTCAGCATCGGAGACCCTACCCAGAACCCAGCAGTGTTCTTGGCCATGCCCTTGGCCAGCATCTCAGGCTCAGTCAAGCACCGGCGGTCTACGCCGTGCTGCCCACTGCGGTGCTTGTCAAAAGCCGCCGTGCTGTTGAAGTGCGTCTTGCAACCCTGACACTGGTTGCGGTCACCTGTCAGTTTCATCTAAGTCCTCCTGTGGGAAAAAAGGGGGGAAAATTTCTGGGAGGGCCCCACCGCCTATGGTGTGGGGTGGGGGGCAAGGGGTCGCGTTCCGGGCGGGTCGTCGGGCGCGGATCGCCTGCGCACATGCTGGCGCGTATAGGAAAGCCGGGCTGCCAGCAGCCAGACACCCCTCGATTGCCTTGCTTTGTACAGAATCCATACGTTCGTATGCTGGTTGGACAGATCGATTTAAACGGCCTACAACGCGCTGGAAGGCTGGGTGGCTACCCTTGCCTAGACCAGCCTGTGATCGTGGCTTGTAGACCCCTTCTGACCCGCGGAGGAGGTATCCAATCATCTGGCATCTGCCTGCAACTGCCGGATGCCTGCCATCAGGACGCTGGCGCTGGGCTTGATCCCCTCGGCTTGGTACAGCGGCAGCAGGGTCTCGAGGCTGTCGGTGATCTGCTGGGCGCTGATGCCGTCAGCCAGCAGCTCTTCAACTTCGCGGTTGTCGAGAACTGTCTGACTGCCTGTCAACAAGTTACTAGAATTCTGATTGTTTAAATTAACTTCTTTAACAACCTGATTGCATACAACCTGTCTACTAGTAGTATGTTCTTCTGCGTTATCTACAACCTGTAGGTTGTGATTAGGTTGTAAATGGAGAGCCATCTCAATTACAACCTGTGGGTTGTGATTGTGTGACTGCTTGTCAACAAGGTTGTCCACAGTCTTGGACTGCTTGGACTGAGCCTTTTGAATGGCAGCTTTCATCTGTCTGACTGTTCGTGTCTCGCCTGACTTTGGCATGGTTGATGACCTCTTGGTTGGTTGCTTGAGTACTTTGCTGATGGCTTGGGCGACTCTTGCTTG